ATAACCATAGAAGAAGAAGCAATCTATGGAACAATCTCAGAAGAAGGTAAAAGAGAATATCTATCATTAAAAAAGTTATCAGAAAATTATAATATAGGATATGACTATTTAAGACAACGAGCATCAAAAGGAAAATGGTTAGCAAAACGGAAGTCACACAACACACGAGTATCACAGAAAGTTCTTGAAAAGAAAAGTGAGTTTGATGCTGAGAACATTGTTCAGAGTGATGATAAATTTGAAGATGCAGGTGAACAGATACGAAGAGTTGCAGTCAAACAATTATCTCAGATTGAAAAGAATCTTGACAATAATAAGTCTGTTCGTGGTATTGATATATTAAATGTAGCTTCATCTATTCGTATTGGTCAAGAGATTACTAAAACAGCTCAAGGTGAACCTTCAGAGTTTAGTAAGGTTCAGAGTGAAAGTAAATATGATGTTACAAATCGACTTATAGGTTCTGATGAGCATATTGAAAATGAAATGGGGATCTTGAATGCCGTCAGCAAAAAACAAGTCTCCAATGATTGATGAAAAGTTTCCATTAGGTCCAGGTACATTTGCATTGGAATCGTCTCAGGGTCGTTGGAAGGCTTTTAAACATCTTATTATTGTTATTGAATTATTAATGTATCTGGTCCAGGGCCGTTTTAACAGGCTTATGGTATTCATGCCTCCAAGGCATGGTAAGTCCTGGTTAATAAGTAAATATTTTTTAGCCTGGTTTCTTGGATCATTTCCTGATTTACGTATCATTCTTACAACACATACCCATACATTTAGTGCTAAATGGGGCCGTATTACAAAGCAATTACTTGAAAGATATGGTAAGAAATTATTTGTTAAAGAAATTAAACTTGATAAAGATAGTAATGCATCCTACCGATGGGATATTGAAGGACATGAAGGAGGACTCTTTACCAGTGGAACTGGTGGTGCAATATTAGGTGAAGGTGCACATGGTCTTATAATTGATGATCCGACTAAAGGATTTAAGAAGGCTAATAGTAAAATTCATCAACAAGAACTTAATGATTGGTTTTATACTGAAGCATCTACCCGACTTGATAAAGACCAGGTTACAGGTAAAGATCCTTGGATAATTTATATTGCACAAAGACTTGGTAAGAAGGACTTAGCAGGTCAAATATTAGATGGTCTTAGAGATGAAGACCCTGGAGAACCACATATCAATGCTGAAGAAGCTGTTGAAATATTAAGAAATGGTGGTTCAATAGAAAAAGGTACATGGGTAGTTCTAAACCTACCAGCACTTGCAGAAGAAAATGATATCCTAAATCGTGAACCTGGAGAAGCATTATGTCCAAGTATTAAAGATGAATCAGATCTCAAAAGAGAAAAAGCAAATATGGGTTCATTCAGATTTGAAGCTATTTTCCAGGGTAATCCACAAGAACGTGAAGGTAAAATCTTTAAACGTAAATGGTTCCTAGATGAACGTGGAGAGGTCCTTACAAGTGTATTAACTAACAGTAATCATTTACCTGATATTTTGAATGAAATGAGATACTGGGATTTTGCAGCAAGTGGTGAAGAAGGAGATACTGCCAGTGGCCTTAAAACTGGTTATTTTGAGGATATTCTTGTTTTCCGTAATTTAGTTCATGATAAATTCACAGCAAAACAGATGGTCTATACCTATGAAACTACCACATTAAAAGATGGTAAACAGGTTCCTAGTGTTGTTGAACAAGAACCGGCCAGTATGAGTAAGATGCTTATACAAAAGTTTTTAGATTTACCTAAACTCCAATGGTTTGATATCCAATCTGATAAAGTTTCACCAAATAAATTAGACAGGGCCTTTGATTTAGAGGTTATGGTAGAATCTAATAGAATAAAATTTGATGTTGACTCAATGCCTATGGAAGATATTAAAAAGATAATCAATGAATTAATAGAATTCACTGGAGAAGAGGGTGGCGAAGACAACATTGTAGATACTGCTACAGGTGCTGCTAGATATTGGGTAGGGAATAATCCTTCAAGAATATACATGTAAATAACACTTCTTAATCTAAAACACTAGGATAGGAATTAAAAAGTATGAATGGAACACCATTTGCAATTGCTACCAAATCTGGAGCTGTAGTACTCCGTGATACACTGGATCAATATGCTGTTAAAAGATATAATCTAGAATCTGTTGAAGATCCATTTAATAAAAAAATAAGTCACAAAAACGTTCCAGAAGCCTTATCTAAACAGGCCCCTGAATATAATGTATATACAATTTACAACCTTGTCAATCCATTATATAATCCACGAATGCTTTTAAGGTATAATAAATTAAACACCTACCATGACCGTTGTTGTCGTACCAAGGCTGTTGATATTGGAGGATTAGGATGGCATGTTACACAGTTAAGTAAGGATGAAAACCAGACTGTTACAGATAATGAAACTGTTCTTAACCAGTTCTTCCAGGTAAGTCAACCTGAAGAAACAATTAAAAATGGGGAATATGATAAACAACAGGTAGGATGGGGATGTTTAGAAATAATCCGTGAAGGAGGATTATGTACAGGGTTACCTCAACGATTTGAACATATACCAAGCCATACTATTCGTATCCATCGTAACAAACGTAAATTTATGCAAACATGGACTGGATTCAAACGTACATGGTTCAAAGCATTTGGTGCAAGAAATGATAATGGAGAAAAATTTGATGTAGACGTTAATACAGGTGAAGAACATCCATTTGACAGTTTACCACCAGAACAACAAGCCAATGAATTAATATATAACACTGAATATACACCTGAAACATTATATTATGGTGCACCGGTTTGGATTTCAGCAATGAAAACCATGATAGGTGATGAATCCGCTGTAGATTATAATGTTGTATTCTTTAAGAATTTTGGCCTTCCAACTTATGCTGTTTATATTACTGGTAATTTTCAGGATGAACCTGAAGTAGATGAAGACCAATATCTAAGTAATGGAGATCCAAACCCTAATTATGGACAGGAAACCGGTAAAACCAAGATGCAAACAGCAATGGAAGCCAAATTCAAAGAAGTAATCAACAACCCTGGTAGTGGTATGGTCTTTATGATACCACAACGTGGAAACAAAGACACTGTACCGGTTACAATTACCTTCGAAAAATTATCTGTAGATGTTAAAGATGCCAGTTTCCGTTTATATCGACAAAGTAACAGGGATGAAATAGTAACCGCTCATGGAGTAGACCCTTATAGAATTGGAATAACCGCTGCTGGTAGTCTTGGTGGTAATACTGCTATTGAGAATAAGAAGAGTTATAAGAGTAGTATAGCCATACCCGGACAACGTAGATGGGAATCATTGATTAATAAGATTATTTGGAGTGAAGATGGATTTAATATTTTAACTCATAAGTTTGAACTTGAAGAAATTGATTTAGAAGATGAAACCGCACTTATTGATTCATGTGTAAGTTTAATGCAAAAAGGAATTATGAGTCCTAATGATGTTATACGTCAGGTTAAAGATAAATTTGGTTTAGAAGTATCCAAAGACCCTGCAATGGACATGCATTATATAATAGGACGTGCTCAATGTATAGAACAACCACCAGCCACTATGGAGGGTGGTGTACCTGCTAATGTTCCAGTTGATGTTACTAAGGTTTTAAAAGATTTTAAGAATAGTTTATTGGAGGCTAAGAAGGAATATGAATCCTCAACTCCAACTAATCAATAAAGCCATAAAAGCATCTGATAAGGCTATTCTTAGGATGAATGGAATAGTTTCTAAGGATTTTTATTCTGATAATAATATTACAGTTTATAAGAAAACATTACCAAAAGAGGGTGATGCATGGCCACCTGGACCATCCAAGGCTTTTCATGATTTAATTAAAAGTTTAATGGGTCAACAAGTTAGTTTAACTCAAGACTATTTAAAAGAGGCTGAAGCAAATCAGATAATGAAAGCTGATTTTCTCCAGGGAATCGGACCACAACTTGACCAGGTAGTATATAGTTCAGCTCCAGACATAGCAGGTTATGTTAAAGATTTCTATGACCTTGGAAAAGAAAATGGCTTTAAAGATATGAATGTAGAGGCATTCACAGGACAGGCTGATACCAGTGCATTGTATAGTTTAACACAATACGATTTTGGACTTGTAACAAACTTATCTAATGACCTTAAAAATGAGATCCAATACACAATCTGGAATGGTGTTGCAAATAGTAATGGAATACCAACAATCGCAGAAGCTTTACAGAATACCACATTAGAATCTTTACAAGTAGGAAACAGACTTATTGATATTCCTACACGTGCAATGATGATCGCTAAAACAGAAGCGGTAAGAGCAAACAACCAAGGACTCCTTATGAGTTTCAAACAATATGGAGTTCAGATGGTTGATGTGGTTAACGGTCCAATGCCTTGTGATGACTGTCAAGACATAGCAGATAATGGACCTTATCCTATTGATGAAATACCAGATGGAGGCCCACCATTTCATCCTAACTGTGAATGTACATTGATTGCAGCATCTGATCCTAATAGTGACCCTTCTGATCCAAGTAGTTATCCGGATAATATAGATGGATCTATGCAAAATGTAAGTGATGATACAACATTAAGTGCTATTGGGGGCGAATAAATGTTACTAGAACCATTAATTGATAGTGTAAACCATTTCTGTCGTGGTAAAGGCATGATGATGGAATTAACACATGATGAGTTTGAAGACTGTGAATAAAAAAAATAGAATTATTATTTTTTAGTAATGGTTATTTCAATCCAATCCCCTTCTTTTAGATCCAAAGCGGTAAAGAAGGATTTGAGAATATGCACCCTAAAACGGGGTCTGATTTGTACTGTTGTGGTGATTTGATCCATTTATGTGGCCTCTGCCATGTAATTACTATTTGCCTCACCTTCAAGATCCTCTTCGTTTTCAAGATTAGGATCTTCAATGAATTCAACAAATTGGTATATTTTCCCCTTAGTTTTATCTGCCAGATCCTCAACACATTCAGCACATAAGTATTCAGCATCTTCAAAATAGGATTTAATCATTTTATTTGCTTTGTAATCTGCTATATTCCCACAGTAACATCTTTTATCTTCCATCTTTTTTCACCTGGTAAATCTTTTAGGAGTTACATTTCCTATAAGATAGTATATTATACACCCAATATATAAATTTTTCTAATTTTATTGAATAAAATCAAAGGAGGTATACAAATATGATAGTAAAATGCATGCCAGACAGTCCGGAAGGTCAAGTCTTATATGAATTATACCTTTCAATGAAGGAGTAAGATGACATGGCAAATAAAATAACAAAATCAATGATAGATGAACGCAGAAACGCTAATCTAGACAAAGACGGTAACTGCAAACTCGACAAGGCTCATGATTTTGGAGATTGTCTAAGTGCTGCGGATGTTAAATATCTTGTTGGTGATGCTTTAGGATTAGATAATAAAGCTTATGTTAAACCTATAATCTATGAGGCAAGAAGACAGGGATTAATCGGTGATGAAAA